ACTGATTGAAGTCTAGTCATCATGTTATCTATTGCTTTAATCCTGTGATAAGCTCTTTCTCTTATAGCTACATCCTCTGGATTAGAGTTTTCTATTTCTGCATAACACTCTTTAGTCATATCTTTTATTTCATCAAGAAATGATTGAGTATTTAATACACTATTAATTTCAGCTTTTTTATCCATTACATTCCTGCAATGTTATTAATCTTGTCTAAAGCATTTATAAGTTCTTTAGATTGAGATACATCATTTTTTGCACTATCATTCTGTGCTTTTTGCATTAGCTCCATTTCTTTTAAAGCCATTTCTTTTTCAAACTGTATTTCTTTTTGTTGTAGCTCAAGCATTTCTTTTTGCACTTTAAGTTCAAGCTCTTGTTTGTCCATTTCTAATTGTGCCATTTTAGACTGCATTTGCATTTCAGCTTTTTCTTTTTCTACTTGTGCAAGTATTTTAGCTGCTTCAGTATTAGGGTCAGTCTGTGGACTTTCTGCTTGTTGTTGTGCTAATTGATCTGATTGTTCTTGAGATATATCTTTTAAGAATCCAGACTCATCTTTAAATCCTGCCATGTTTACAAATTTAGCTAATGTATCTCTGTATTGTTTAAGACTTACTAATGGGTTGCTAAGACCATATTGTGTCAGCATCTGCTCTTGTTTATCTAGAACCATTTGCATAACACTTAATTGTTCTGATTTACTACCAGTACCTAATCCAACATTAACAGTTACATTGTATTCTGTATTCCACTCTCTAGGATTCATAGGTACAAATTTATTATTAACTTTAATAATTCTTTCTTTGTTTTGATATTTACATACGAGTTGTAAGATACCCTTCATTAAAGATGAAACTCCAGTATCAGCAAAGATACGAGCTATCAATTCTATTTTTCCACCTGCTGCACTTGACATAGCAGCGACTGCTGTAGCTGTTACATTCTGTAATATGTTAGGGTCTAATCCTTGTGATGCTTCGCTAACGCCAGTTCTTTTAGCTTGTATAGAGTCTAAATACTCAAGCATAGGGAATGATTGTCCAGCACTAGATTGGACTGTAAGTGGAACTAAAGCATTAGGATTCTTAATTCTAATAACACCACCTGCTGTAGATGTAAGTAAGTCATCAAGATTAACTTGACCCTCAACTGCACCAACACGATAGTTATTAGTTAGGTATAAATTGTCTAACATTTGTCTAGTAATAGTAGACTTAATTAATTGTAAATCCATTGTACGATCAGCTAATGATTCACCAAAGAACTTATGTGGTATTGGGAAAGGGCATATAGAGTGAAATGGTTGATAATCACATTCTTCGTGCATAAGCACTTTGTTGTCTGCGTAACAAACTCTATGTCTTTCTGCTATACCATCACCATCTAAGTCAGAACGAATATAACATTCATAATATTCAATTCGCTCCATACTTTCATCTTCAGTATTATTTGTATTAAAAGGTTCTTCACCACTTCCATATCTGGCAACTCTTTCTGGAGTAAAATCTAATGTATCACCCATAGATAATTCTGCTACAACATCCTTATCGTAACCCATAGCAATTAAATCACTACGAGTAACTAAACTTCTTTGTGCAACAAAATCTGCATCTTCAATGTTAATAGCTCTTTTATCAATTAAAAATTCTTCTGGAGCAACTGATTCAATTTTAACTTTAGATGAGTCTTTAGTTCTTTTGCATTTAATATTGTAATAAGTATTAACAATAGGTTCTACATCCATCATTAATGTTTCGCCCATATCATTAATTAAAGGCTGTCCTGTTTCTGGATTTATTGCTGGTTGTGGCTCTTGCTCTATAACTTCTTCTACAACTTCTTGAGAAACTATTTCTACTTCTTCGTCTTGCATAATCATTGCAAGTTCGTCTTCAGTTAGATTTTCATATTTTTCTTTTGTTACATCTTTCTTGTCATCCCAATATGCTTTTAGTACACCAACTTTTTGACAAAGAGCATCCCACATCATGTCATGCAGCAATTCAATTCCATTGTTATCTTTATAAAAAATGTGGTTCACATAGGATGTTGCCTGTTCTGCCATTTCGCCATCGCCTTCGTTTGTTGGCTCGAATACAACAGCGTTTTGAGATTGAGTAAAGACTTTCATTAGTTGTGGTAATGCACCATCAACTGCTTCTGCAACTTCTGCTGTTACAATTTGACTACGACCCTCGACCTCGTTACCATAGACCTCCCTCATATAATACGAGAGACTTCTTTGTCTTGATAGAGAAGTTTCAGTTGAAATAAAGCCTAATGAGTCATCAATGTGTGATTCAACAATATTTACTAATTCTCGGTTATCATCAGAATCTTTATTCATCATTTTTTTATCGTATGCCATTTATACTATCCATTGTTTATTAATTTCAAGAGGTTTATCCCATCCATCATCTGTTTCGTTTAATCCTACTGCCAGGTATCTAAATGAATCAGCAGCATGACTTGTAAAATCATGTAAAGGCTTATCAAAAAATACATCTCGTTTTTCATCATAAGTTCTACGATAATTCCTTAATAGATCAACTGCATCTTTAACTTTCGTATTGAACCAACATCTTGGCAACATTCTGCGTACAGCTTGTATGCCATCATCTATTCCTAGCTTTGGTACAACTCTGCAATTTAATCCAGCTTCTTCTAATACTTCAAGTCTGGACTTTCCTGTTCCTAATTCTCTTACTTGTATATCATGAGGGAGTAGCTGTTCTGCTGTATCGTATCGGTTGTCTCTTAACCAATTAATATAATAATCTAGTCCCTGACCATGATTCTCTAAAAAATCTATAATGTGTATTTCTTGTCCTGCTGATTGTGCCACAAATAGTGCACTGCTATCACCCATTCCTAAATCCCATGAAACAAATGTTTTGCAAATATCATCACGAATTACACTATCGTTTATCTGTTGCTTAAACTCTAAATCATTTATAAGGCTACCATAATAAGCACCCTCTACTGGTGTGTGGAAGTTTACCTCAAACTCTTGTGAGTATTTATCCTCACCCATTTCTTTAAGTGCTGCATCTAATTCTTCCTGGTCTACTAATCCAGTTTCACTAGCTTTAAACTCTAATAGCTTCCAACTGTCTTTGCCAGTTGCTGCTTTATCTCTTAATGTAGCAAAATGGTTTCTACCTTTAGGAGTTCCTATAAAAAGAACTTTACCTTTTCTGTCTGCAATAGCAGGTCTTATAATCTCACTAAATAGACTTGGGTTAATCTGTGCGTATTCGTCAATACAAACCAAATCAAAATACTGCCCTCTTAAAGCATCAATATTATCGCATCCAAAAAGAGATATTCTGCGACCCATAAAGTCTGATCGTAACTCTGCAATATTGTTTATAGCTTTTAATGGTCTTGTATATTCAGTAAGTATATCCCAAGCTACTCTTTTAGCTTGTGAATAAGTTGGAGCTAAATAAGCCATTCTTGGATTCTTTAACTCACAATTTAATGCACTATGTATTAATTGGTTAATAGCACCAACAGTCTTACCCATTCTTCGGTGAGCTACTATACAAACAAATCTGTTATCTTTTACAGCTTTGTGAATCTGTCTTTGAGGTTCTCTGGGTACATATCCAGTATTAATCGTTGTCATTGATTCCAGTAATAACCTTAATCATTAATGGTTCATCACTATCACCAGATATTTTAGATTCTTGGACCACTTTGCCATCAGTTCTATCTAGCACTTCTTTGATAGCATGGACATCACCATCTTCTGCTTTTGTTATTAAAGCATCAACTACTTTGTTAGCTCTTACAGCTTCATCTTGTATTAACTTGCGTTTAAGTGTATCTCCAAGCAACCTATTGATTTTGCTAGAGTTTGTATTTCCTTTATTTACCTCTGAACTGCGTTTAGCAGCTAACTCTTTTCTTTCTTCTTTGTCCATTGTTATGCAACTCCATTATGGGTCATTGCTCCGTAGTTAATTAAAAACCATATTTAAGCATCAACTGTGCCATGTAATCTCCATTGCGATTTTTACTATAATTTGCATTAAAGTTACTGTTATCAGTTAATTTATTATTATATCCTAAATTTAAACCAGTTCCATTGTCTGTATTTGTTACTGCTCCACTTATAGATCTGTTCTTGTCTAAATAATGTTGTAATAAAAGTTTTTTAGTGTTGTTATTTTTTAAGAAATCTAAAGATGTATCAGGTGTTAGATTAATGTTTCCTCTGTATTCATTTCCCCCACTAAAGTCTTTTTGAAAACTCAATCCACCTCTATCATTTTGATACCCAGCTTTTAATGTAGAGTTGTTAGCGTTATCTTTAAGATATTTGGTGTAAGCATTTCCACCTAAAAGCCCTGCATTTATATTTGCTTCCCTTCCATCTTGATCGTAAATAAGACTAGCATTTAAATTATCATTATCCTTGTATGATAATCCATATCTTGGGTCTACTGTGCTTTGTCCAAGAACTGCGTCTGCTCCAATTATGCTATCTATATAACCAGTTCCTACATCTGCTCTACTTGCTAGATTAGCTGTTGCTTCTGGTTTTGTGCCACGCATCATAGCTTCAAAATTTGGCAATAAATATTCTAATTCACCAAGAGGAGTATTTATATAATCAAATTCAGCCATTATATTTTACCATTTCTTACAAGACCAATATCCTGCACTTAATTTACTTTTCTTTTCATCACATTTATGTCTTGCTCTAAAAGACTTTTTTCTAGCTGGTTGGTCTTTTTTAATAGTCATATTAGCATCACCGAATCTTACTAATTTAATTGTAGTTCCTTCTTTAGCTAATACAGCAAACTTTTTAGTTTTAGTTCTAGCTCTTTTAGGCTTGTTGTAACCAGAAAATTTTTCACCTCTGTAATCAATAGCCATTATGATCTAGCTTTAGCTGTTTTAGACAACTCTTTATAATGCACTAATTTTTGTGAGGTTTTAGTATGGGTTTTATTTGTATGCAAACTGCCATTAGGCATTGTGTGCATATTGCCCTTCCATTCTTTACCATCTTTAGTGTAGTGTTTTACGCCTTTCATAATTTATCCCATTGCATATTTTTTAGCTTTGTTTGATGATTTTACTTTAACACAAGAATCTTTGCCTTTTTTTGTTCCTGCAAATCTATAACCTTTCCAACAGGCTTTTCCATCTGCACCTTTTTTTTTGGCAGTCATACGCAATCACTCATAGCATCAAACCATCTTCTTAATTCTTCTAATTTGTTGTTTAATATTTTCTTATCGGTGGTTTCTTTCTTTTCTTCATTTGTTTTTTCCTCGTTAGCCATTAAACTTTCTCACATCTCTGGATGCGTAAACATCCCAAGTCTATAATAAAGTAATTATAATGTGTTTTGTTTTTAGAGTCGTCTATTTTTTCAGCTTCGTACCACTCTACTCCAAAATGACATCCTACAAATAAATGACATGACCACATAATTTTATCCTATTGGTTTTCTGTTAGCTTTAGCGTATGCAATAGCAATAGCTTGATTTCTTTTTTTCCCTGATTTCATTTCTTTTTTTATGTTTCTAGCAATAACAGCTTTTGATTTTCCTGATTCTAAAGGCATATTTTTCCAAATAAAAAAATCCCACCGATTAAGATGGGATTTACAAAGGAGTGTTAAACAAATCCTCAAGACGAGGGTCGGCTTAACCCCTCGATTTTAACAGAAACTAAATTACATTGCAATTACTATTACAGCTATTGTGGATATCTTTCATCCCAACATCCAGTTTCTTTATCGTACACCCAGTTGTCTAGATTTTCTTCATACTCTTTTGCTTCTAGTTTTTTGTCAGCTATTTCTTGAGCTTCTTCTTCAAACTGATCTGCTATAGCTTGAAAATCTATTTCTTGTAGCAGTTGAATAGCTTTAGCATTACTTAATTTTTCTTCTGCTTCCTCAAGCCAATACTCTTTAATCTGTTCTAGTATTGGATATTGCTTTTGCTTTTCTAAAGTATCAGTAACAAATTCACTTGCTATTTCTTCTAATACTTCAATGTCTAAAAATTTTATAACTGATTTAGTGTCTGTTAATAACATATTATTTCTCCTTATTATTATATTTATAACCAACAAATAAAGAACAAGCTATGCCAAATAGTTTAGAAGTTATTTTTTCTTGTGAACAAGCAACATACAAATTATTAATATAATCATTATCAATGTTATTTGTATTTAACCCTGTAATCCATTTGTGTGCTTTTTTAGCTAAGTCTTTATCTTCATTAGTTATTTTAATTGGTTTATCATTTATATTAGTTTTATCTTTATAAACTCCTAAATAGTATTCTAAACGCTGTTTAGTGGTAGTTTTACCATTAGCTTTTCCTACTGATAGCCATTTATAAATTCTAATAATAGCAGCACTTGATTCCAACACTTTTTCAACATCATATTGTTTAGCTGGAAATGCCCAGTTATCACTTTCTGGTGGATTATAGTCAGTCAGCAATTCAAATTCGTTTCCAAGATCAGAAAACTGTTGCAACAAAGACTCTAAATTTTTATTAAAATATTGATTTATGCAAGTGCTACCCACATTAACAAGTTTGTCGGCTTTTAAATCCTCAATAATATAAATTTTATTTCTATTTCTTTTCGTGTTGCAATGGTTACAGTTTTTAATTTTTTGTATTGCTTCGTAAGAAAAAGTCCATTGTGAGCTTTTATCCCATAACTCAATAATTTTTTCGCCTTTACTATTTCCATTTTCCACAAAACCTATAACTTTATAATATTGATTAACAACTGGAGCTTCTCCAGAAACCTCTAGGTCCACTACTTTTTTTGTTATTTCTTTTGGTTTAGATAATAAAGGTTCATATGTACCATCCTTAATTAAAGCAACAGCTTTTGTAAATGTTTTAAGATATGGTTCAGACTGAACAAGTGTAACTTCGTCAAGATTATGTCTTTGACATTGTGTATTAATTTTGTCTATTTTTTTCTTGAGCTTTAATACTTCGCTTACTGGAACTGTAATGTTGTTCATAACATCTCCTTTGTTTAACTTCTACCCTCTAAATTACTCCCTTTTATATTAATTGCAAGTCTTTTTACAAGTTTTTTTAAATTAACTTAAATCAACGATTTTAGAGGTATATCTGCCATTCTTTTCTTTCTTCCATCCTTCACAGAGAATTGTCCATCCAGCAGCTCGTATAAAGGGCAAGGCAGGACTTTCTGTTATCTTCCTTACACGACTGCTAATATTAGAATATGATGTAACCTGAAGTGCCACAGTGTCCCCATCCTTAATAGCTAATATATCTATAATTCCAAACAAGTCTTGTCTTATTCGTGCAAAAGGATTCCAGCGTTCAGTAATTGCTACAAGATCATAATTCTCTTTTTTTAGTCTTGCTAAAGTTCTTTGAGTCGGACTTGTCTTTGCCATGCTTTTCCTTTTTGTTGTTAAAAATCCTATCAAAATTATCAGCAAACTTTTTATCGTCTGTTGGTCTGCGGCTGCTTCCTTTACCCATTAATTATCTCCCTAACACAAGTATAAGTTTTCCAATCAGAATAATTTTCTGCTGCATATTGAAAAGCACTTTTGCAACTGTTGAACGAACCAGCATAAACATTTTCTGATGGCATACCACTTAAAGATACTAACAAAATAAACTCAATCATTATCTTCTCCTATAAAAGTTCTTGTCTCAACCCCAACAAAACCACAAGATTGTGATTCATAACTTGATAAACTATCAAAATCAAATTGACTAGGTGGTTTATGGTCAGGTGGTATATTGCTGTATTCTTTTAGTAAGCAACTCGCTGCTTTATGCTCTGAACAATTTTCTTTAAAATATTGAATAGCTGTAGGACAATCATTAAAATATCCTACAAACTCCAGATCATCATAATTACCACTT